TCGGTCTGTCAGATTGACTGGTTGTTTCTGTATTTGTGCTGGTAATGGAGGCACTTGAGGTGGTTTGTATGTTACTTGTGGGGCAGAGGCGCAGCTTGCCAGCACGATTGGCAACAGCAAGAGCAGTAGTTTTTTTGTTGATGGCATCATTAGCCTCCTGTAATTTTGCAGATTGTTGGTTAAGTTTCTCGTTCATGTTTTGCTCTATCTGACGAGCTTCATCATTCTTTTTGGCAATGGCAATCTTCATATCGCCATCACGCTCTAACCATCCATAGTGGTGTCCTACCCTGTAAGTTCCAAATAAGGAAATGAGAACACCGACTATTAACCAAGGTAAAGGTATGGGTAGCATTACTCAGCCTCCTCACGGGCTTTAGCCAACTCAACACGCTCTTCATCGTCTTCCAAGTGGTCAGGTGGAGTCGTTGGTGGTGGTCCAGGTGTCCAAGATTCATCCAATTCAGGATTCTTCCAAACAGGCATTGCACCAAAAGGTTGGCTTGGCAAACCATAAGCAGACTGTGGAGGTGCATAGGAAGCGTTAAAACCGCCCATAGAGCCGTTATTGCCCATTGGTTGACACATTGGTTGCATTGGAGGTTGAGGCGCTCCAAAAGCCTTTGATCCTGCGGCTACTGCTCTCTTACTCATCACGCCACCAATACCGCCAACAATCAACAAAACGATGTCGTTGAGCATTTTTGTGTAGGCTTGGTCAATCGGGGCCATACTCTTGATAGGCTGTGTCACAAATGTGACAGAGTAGAGCAAGGCGACAACGATGAAGCAAAGAATTAGGGTTACTGCAATAACGACAAAACCCCAGATTCGTACTTCGATTTCGTCAGGGGTTAGGTTTATTTTCTGGTTGGACATCGTTAACCTTTTTCTCAAGAATTGGTGCTACCAAGTATTCTGGGCATTGCTGAGTAAACAAGCATTTAGGCTTTTGACATTCTTCGGCATGGAAGTAGTCAGGGTTTTGGCACTTATAGCGATATCTGTCTTCACAGCCAGTTAACAGCAATAACAAAAGCAAATATCTCATACCATTACATCCACTTGCGAGTTCTTAATCCAATGGGTTTTGATCTCTTGGGCTTTCTGTTGTTGGTCTGCTTGTCTGTTCAGCTCGGCTAACCTTGCCATATTCTGTTGGTGGATCACCCGATGAGCCTCCCAAAGCATCCTTGCATTTTGTTGGTAAGTTGATATTTTCATAACCCAATCTTCCCCAATAAAAGTGCCACAATTTTGTTTGATAAGTCATCAGGTAAGAACTTTAGAAAACCTAGAAACCACCAAGCAACACACCCGTAAATGAATACCTTGAGAAACATATCAAATTGTTTTTGATACTCATTCATTGCTCAAATATGGATAAACAACTATCCAAAAAAAATAGTTTAAAGGAACAGCAGCACAAAGAAATACATCAAAGTATGTCATCTTCCGCATCCTCCTTTAGGACATAGACTCATTAGCTCGTTGATGCCAATGAACACCAAAAACAGAACAAAGACAATGCCACCAATGATGATTGCCCACTCTTGCATCTCTTCTTCTTTTTGTTTAGCTTTCTTCTCAGCGGCTCTCAAGGCAGCTATCTCTTTAGCATCATCCCTGTCCATCTCAGCTTGACGCTCTTTAATCTTGTTCCAGACATCAATCTTGCCTGTCTGCATGAACAACATCTTGAGTTCTTCTTCAAACGCTCTGGCTTGCTCAAGTGCCATCTCAATCTGTAGAGCAGCACCCATGTTTGAACCACGCTTTTCACGCTTGGCTTCAAGCATCGCTTTAGTGGCAACACTCTTAGCATCAAACATCTTGCCAATCATTGGGGCAAGACCGCCTAAATCATTGGCTACCTTACTAGCCTTCTTAACCATCGAAATGGCGTTCTGTAAGCCATTTAACGCACTAATCGGATCAATCATTTTCTCTTCTCCCACTTGAGACAGACTACTCTGCGGTTCAACGCATTGCCAGTCCAAGTCCATTTAACACATCGGTATTCAATGGTTGCCGCCAAGAGAAAGGCGATCATGGAAATGCCCATACAACAATATAACTACAGTAAATGACAAAACAACTAAGAAGGACTGCCGCTAAATACTCAACAGTCCATTCAAACATTACTGCAAAGGCTCAGTCTGTGGTTGTCCTTGACGCAATTGCTGTTCTTTAAGCAACTCAGCAAGTTCATTTTGACCAGCCATCGCCTCTTGTTCTGTTTGAACAGTAGGTTGTTCAGCACTACCCATTCTTGGGCCAAACCTGGCAGTAGTTCCAACCATCCACTTAGCAACAGGATTTGTGTTTTCCATTTTGGTCAAATCTGACAAAACATTAGCAGACCTTGGACTCAACGCTGCAGTTTTCAAGAATTGAGCGCCTTCTGGAGTCAACAAAGCCTTCATCAGTTGGTCTTCATTCAAACCACCCTTGCTAAACGAATTAACAATATCCAAGCCTAGTTGACCAACCTTAGATGCTGAATAACCTCCTGTAGCACCCAAAACAGCAGATGCTTCACGAACAGTTTCACCGCCAATAATCGGTGGCTCTGTAGGCTTAACAACACTCATCTTGCGTGTCATCAATTCAGCATCTTTCATTCGATTGCCAAACTCTGAAGCATTAGTACCAAGAGCAGTAGCCAAAGCGTCACGATCATTTTCACTAAGCCCACGCCAGTTTTTAGACATCAACTCCAAATTGACAGTTTCTACACCAGTAGCATTCGGTGTTTTTGCTTTTGCAACAAAGTCATCAAATACTTGTTTATCAAGAACATTCAAAGCGGCTGTATCTGTATTCTCAACCCATGAACGCATTGTTGCTCTTTGGTTTGGAGTCAATGCTTTATAGGTCGCAAAAAGCTCTTCAGGCGATATATCCGCAAGCGTCTTGTTTTGCAAGAAAGCAGGCATTCCTTGAGCAATTGCTTCACGATATGCTGTACTTGACTTCTCAACACGACTACGAGCTTCAGCAAGCAAATTAAGAGCCGCTTTATCTTTACCAGTAGAGGTCTTAATAGCGTTTCTTAAATCTTCTTTCATGCCACCAAAAATAGCACTTGAAATGATTCGTTCATCAGAGATAGACAAATCTTTGATTAAGTTGTCACCAGCAGATGCCTTCTTGCCAAACTCAGACAAGATTCCTTGAACTTGCTCAACAGTACGCTTGTTTGTAGTCTCTACTGGGCCTGCAACCCCTTTGAATGCCGCTTGTTCAGGGCTAACCGCTACTTCTGTAAGTAAACGCTGTTTCATGCCTTCAAGAACTTGAACAGCACGATCTGCATTAGGTGTCATTTGCTCACTATATCTAGCAATCAAACCATCAATGTTTGCTATTGTTGTAGATGGGTCAACCAAAGGTGTTTTTGCACCATAACCTTTTGCTTTTTCAAACAAGCCTGATGTTTTGCTATCACGCATACCTTCAAGTTTGTTTTGAATGCTTTGAATAATTCCTACTTTAGCTTGTTCTTGAGTTAATGGAGCGCCTTTAGGCTCAATACCCATAACAGCCTTCTTCGCAGCACCTTCATTTAAAGCTGTAATCAACTCCAAATACTTTGGTGAGCGTGAAAGACGAGCAATGTCAGCGGCAATGACAGGATCAGAAGATGCCTGTCCACGAAGCATAAACTCTTCAAAGATGTTCTTGTCACCAGAAGGAAGTAACTTTTTGTATTCTTCAATCTTGTCTTGTTGTGCTTTAGAACGATAGCCACTAACACCACCCTTAACCAAGTAAGGTAAGGTTTGCATTGTGAGTTGAGCAGCGGCACTCTCAGGAGCAACTTGTTGAGACAACAATCCCAATCCACCCGCAGTCGTAAATTCAGCCGCAGCAGTACGAGCAGGAGTAGACAAGTTAAACAAACTACTGCCTGGTGCAACAGCAGTCATCAAAGCCGCAGGAGCGCCTGCCTGACCAATGTCATACAAACCCCTGTAGCCTTCTAACTTCATTAGATCAGGGCCACCAGCTCTAGAGATGGCATTGACTAATCCACGACTAGACAAAGGATTAGGCTCTTTGCTTTCCTTGATTACATCGTATAGGTTTCCCCAACCACCAATGATGTCAATAACACCCTTTGTAGAGCCTTTTAGAAGTGATGTAACAGCCTTTTTGACCTCATCAAGAGTTGTAGTTTCTTTCTTAGGCTCAAGAACACTACCAACACCGCCAGTAACTCGACCAGCTCGTCTTTCTCTTTCAGCAATGAGTTCTGCCAAATTGTCAGCCATGTTTCACCCCTTATTGTGGTTGTTGAGCTTGTGCGGCTCTAATTCTTGCATTAAGTTCAGCATCACTCAAGCCAGAATATGGTCTTGGCTGGCTAGGTGCAACAGACATTGGAATCTTAGGCGTAAATCCTGACAAACCTTTTTTGTCACGAGCATAGTTTTCAAGCCTAATTGTTTCAGCAATAATTTCTTGATTCTTTGCTTGCATAAAAGAAATAAGTTGTCTACGAGCAGCAGGGTTTGTTTCAAGTTGAGGAATAAGACCTTGAATAAACTCACGATCAGCATTCGAAAAGCCAGAACCCAATTTACCACCAAGTGTTTGCAAAATAACATCGCCAGCAACCTTTTGGTATTCTTGACTAGAAGCTAGTTTTCTAGCATCACTAGGTGAAGCCAATCCAAGTGTTGTAAGCAAGTTTGTAGCGCCAACACGACCTGTTGCAAATTGGCCTGTAATCAACTCATTGTCTGGTAAAAGTGCCAATTTATTGAGTGAATTGATAGAAGAAACTGCTGTATCACGAGTTGTAATTGCGGCATCAACTCGTTCTGCATCTTTCTTACCAAGTGCTTTAACAAACTCTGATTCACCTTCAGGCAACTTAACGCCAACACTAGTTTTAGCAGTAGTTCTATCAACACCGCCTGTATATGGAATCATTGTCTGTTTGCCATTAACAGTCTTATAAATAATCTGTTGAGGAGGATTATTTCCTTCTTGATAGGTATAGACAGGCTCTCTTGAACCTTCAGCAACACCAATTTCTTTAATGAGCGGTCTGCCTTCTGCTTTAGTTGTCAAGCGCTGTAGTTCAGATGCGTATTTTGCATTAAATGCTGGAGAACCTTCTGGGCCTTCCAATAAAGCCAATGCTTTGGCATTCTTCATTTCGGGAGATGTCAACTCAGGCTTCTCTTTGCTGATTAGCTCAGATAAAGTCTTTTGATAAATTTGGTTGAACTGTGGAGTGCCAGGTTCTGCAACACTAGAAGCAAATGCCAATGCATTACGCTGTTCTGGTGTCATTTTTTCCGCCATACGCTGTTGTGTTAAAGCTCTTTCACTTTGTGCCTTACGAGCATAATCCGCTAGTGCCATAGCACCTTGTTGGTCACCAGCTTGTGCCAACATTTGAGCGCCTTTAAGGATCGACTCAGGGTTAGTTTGGTCAATCTGTTGAGCAATAGCATTTCGAGTGCTAATTAACTTCAATTGTGGGTCTTCAGCGCCAAGCAAACCGCCAACAGCACGACCAAGACCAGCAGCGCCTGAATAGGTCATAGCCGCACCACGAGCCTCTGGAGACATTTGAGCCAACTGAATGCCACGATTCATAGCACCCATTTGCTGTTGCTGACCATACATTTCAGGAGTTAACCCGAACAAGCTAGGAATAATATCTGCCATGTTTTTCTCCTTATAGCCAATTTTTCTTAATGTAATCAGCAATGCCTTGGCTAATTGTTGAGTTAGGATCACTCAAACCAGCTAGTACTGTTGAATATGGATTTGTAGTGGCTGCTGAACCAGTTGCCAATCTTGTACTGTAATCAGCGCCTTGCAATCCCAGTTGACCAACTCTTGCTCCAGCAGTTGAGCTTAATTGACCAAGATCAGTACTCATTGTGAATGGTTTCTGAGCTAATGTTTCCAATCCTTGAGCTTTAGTAGAAGCCATTGTGTAAGGTGCATAAGCCTTCTCTTGACCACCATAATAGTCGCCCATTGCTCCCGCACCTTTGGTCAATAATCCTGCACCAAATGTGACTTGTTGTTGACCAGCCAATTCAGCATCTGCCGCTAATTTAGCTTCTTGTGCTGCTCTAGCATTAAACAAAGCCTGAAGTTCAGGTGTTGTAGCACCATAACTACCACCTTGAGCAACTGCCAAACCAGAACGACCTTGTTGCATCAGTTTATTTTGCAAGTTAGCCAATTCAAGTTCACGACCTGGTTGCAATAAGTTCATCTGTTGGTTGATGTAGCGTTGAGCAACTTCCTCAGGACTCTGAGCCAAGTATTTGTTACCAAGGGTAAACAAACTTTGAGCGCCTGTTTGCAAAGGAGCAAACTGTGCTTGTGCTTGTTCTGCTTGTGTCAAACCTTGCTCAGACAAAGCCATCAAACGATCTTGTTGAGCTTTAGCTTCAGGAGTTAATTCATATCCTGCACTAATCATCTGACCAGTAACAGGATCATATTTAAAGCTAGAAGTGCCAAACCTTGTTGTCATGCCAACAGGACGGAATTGTGCGGCTTGTTTAGCGGCAGCAGTCTCAGCATCAATACGCTGTTGTGCGGCTTGTGCAGCTTCTTTAGAAGTCTGTTGTTGCATCAAACCACCAACAGTACCAAGACCACCAGAAATTAACCCAGCCAATTGTTGAGCAGTTAATCCATTAAACAATCCTGTAGGCGTAGGAGTAGTAGTTGGTGTTGTTGGTGTTGTTGTCGGTGTAGTAGTCGGTGTAGTAGTCGGAGTTGTTATAGGGGTTGTTGTTGGGGTTACACCAGTATTTAAAGCAGTAGGGCCAAGATTAGTTACTGGCGTTAATCCAGTAACGCCACCAGTAGTAACTGCAGTTCCTGATCCAGTACCTAATAATCCAGTACCCAATTCAGAACCAGTTAATATACCAGTACCAGTTAATGATCCAGTTCCTGTTGTACCAAGTAAACCAGTACCTAGTTCAGAACCAGCAAGAACTCCTGTACCAGTCAATCCTGCGACAGTTCCCGCACCACCAAGCAATCCAGTACCAAGAGTAGAACCAGTCAATACACCAGTTCCTGTTAAACCAGTACCCGCTGTAATTCCTGCTCCAGTACCAGAAGCTCCAAGTCCCGCTGTTCCTGCCGCATTTAAGCCTAAACCGCTTGAACCAGCTGTTAAACCAGTACCACCGCCCATTCCTGTGACAGTAGAACCCGCAAGACCACCTTCAGCGCCCAATGCACCACCAATTTCAGTAGCGCCAACACTTGCCGCTTCTGTTGCACTACCTAACAAACCCTCAGTACCAACAGCACCAATACCGCTTGTTAATAGACCAATACCACCCATTACACCAAGTGCAAGAAGTGTGTCTTTTGTTAAATCAGAGCTAGATGCACCAGATGTAAAGAATTGAGGATTTCCTTGAGCATCAAAAACAACACCATAACCAGTATTGCCTTTGCCCGTATAAGTACCGCCAAAGAAATTACCAATTTGTCTTTCACCATAGGTGTTATCAAGTTCTTTGCCTGTTGCTTTGTTAAAGTACTTATTGACAACTCGCTCAGGCTCATTCAATCCCTCACCATACATAGCAGGGATAACTTCTTGCTTAACACCAAGTTGCTTGACATCAGTAATTCCCGCTTTTGCAAGAATGTTAGCCATGTCAGTTGCGTTGGCTTTGGCAGAACCTTTGCCATCACCACCCCATTTAGATGAGTCGCTAGTAGCAAGAATTTGCTGAACTAGGCTATCAATAATCTTTTGATCTACTGCCATGATTTTTCCTTACAAATCGCCAATATTTGTCGCTGGGAATGATCTACCAGAACCCCAAATAATTCGAACAGCGCCTGATCTGCCGCCATCGTAATAACTACCAGCTCCACCAGCACCAACTACAACAGTAATTGTTGACCCATTAGAGACATATATGTTGTTTGCGTAAGCAAGACCGCCTCCACCGCCACCGCCAGAAAAGTTATTCCAACCAATGCCGCCACCGCCACCGCCATAATTTCCACCGAGGCCGCCATATTTGCCTTCGCCACCATTCGAACCATTGGTTGAACCATTGTTTCCAATATAAGCGCCACCGCCACCGCCACCACCAGCCTCGTATGGGCCACCAGAGCCAGTCCAATAGCCACCACCGCCACCAGCAGCAGAGCATAGAATTGTGGCTTCATTGCCACCAGTTCCACCAACTGCAGAACTACCGCTATATCCGCCTGCAGTTCCACCAGTAGACGCACTTCCAGAGCTTCCGCCTGTGTAAACAGTACCAGATGAACCAGTTGACGGAGAATTGAAAGGATTTGTTGTTCCAGAGCCTCCAGCTCCACCAGTCAATACAACTAAACCACTTGCTGATCCACTACCACTACCGCCCGAACCACCAGTACCAGGACTTCCAAAAGTTCCACCACCGCCACCATTTGCGATAACAAACGATCCAAATGATGAATTACTGCCAGCAGCGCCATCTGATCCACCACCACCAACGCAGACAACACATACTGAAGACACACCCAATGGGACTTCCCAACTGTATGTTCCTGCAGTTGTAAATTCTGCTTGACCAGTAATAAACGAACTACCAGTTAAAAAAGTATTTAGTGCGGCAAACATTATGGTGTGTACCCTTGTACGACTGTTCCATACCAGTTAGTGCCATCAGACACAAACGAGAAAATATCCATCTTTCCCGCTGTAGTCGTAACTACTGGAGCAGATGCTGAATTCCATTTAACGCTAGTAAAAGTAGCAGTACCGCCACCAGTAGAAGCCGCTTGTTTGAGCAACAAGATAAACGACTTACCCGCTGTAGCAGTAGGCATTGTGAATGTGCAAGCTGTAGATGCTGTCAAAGTAGCAGTCTGAACAGTACCATTTGTCAATGACAAAGTGTTTGAGCTAGTAACAGTACCAATAGCAACAACACCTTCTGTATAGTTGTTGATGGTTGGGTTTGTCAAAGTCTTGTTTGTCAGAGTTTGAGTATCTGTAGTGCCAACAACCGATCCTGTTGGAGCATTAGACGAATCAAACTTAGTCGCAATTGCAATAGCGATATTGTTAAATTCGGTATCAATCTCAGTACCCTTAACAATCTTTGCAGCATTGCCAGGACTAAGATTATCTTTGGTCGCAAAATTCGTGCTTTTGGTGTAGTCGCTCATGCTATCTTCCCGTTCTTAGCTTGGATTTCAATTTTCTGGATCGACAACTGCGCTCCATTTATGTCTGATTCATAACCAGTCTGTACAACTTTTCCTGACCCACTTGCAGAAACTGTCAATGTTTGCAAAGCAATGCCATCAGAATAGTAAGCAACTGGACTGCCATTAGCGCCATACTCAGCAATTCCATACTGAGCAACACCCTGAGATGGAATAGAAGCATTAGCACTCAAGTAGTTGGCTTTAAAGTCAAAGCCCCACTTAATTGAAACAGTCTGACTTGTGCCACCAATGACAACAGCAGAAATCTTTTTCAAGATAGATACTTGATTGACATTTCCAAGGTCAGCATTGTTTGTGTAGTACATCATGCGATAAGTAGACTCATGGTCTAAATATCCGCTATAAGAACAAACATAACCATTCTTACCAATGTATAAGTCACCATTCCTACGAGACAACAAAGATGTAGGAGTGATTGAATCCCAAGTAGTTACTCTTGAAGTACCATCTTGCAAAATCACTTTTGTATCTAAACAATAAACAGATTTATTGGATGGCATTGTCAATAAGTAAAAGCCTTCACGCTCAGAGTAGACAGACTTAATGTTTGCCAATGTTTGAGCCGCAACATCTGTCATCAAGTCATTACGGACATTCTTAGACAAATCACGCTCTGGAGCAGACTTCTCTTGAATAGTCCTCATCAATGAACGAATACCGCTGTTTGACAAGAAAATAACATCAGAGCTAGTTGTCTGAACAGAATCTCTAGCCATGCAACCAATACCGCCAATGGTGTCGTACAAAGTCATTGTCGATGGTGTAGTTGCACCTTGATAAACAAGAATCTGACGCTTACCAAAGATAAACAAAAATCCATTGTGAGCAGCCAAAGCCTGAACTTCATCAGCACCATTAGGCCAAATCTGGTTAACATTTAATGAACCAGAAGTTCCACCAGTCCAAATGTGACCAGTAAGCAAATCAGAGAAAGTTACTGTTGTCTTGTCAGAAGATGTATTAGCAACCCACAAACGACCAAAGGCAGAAATTGCCAAGTTGCCTGATGGGACAGTTCCCGCATAACCAGACTTCTCACTCACTCTGCGATAAGTAGTTGTACTTACAGCAGGGTCGTATATCAATGGATCGTGACCAGTTTGAAAGAAATAGGTGATTCCATTCAAAGAGGCACATTGCCAATTGCTTGCAGTAATGGTAGGAGCAGTACCACCCCCCCCATAGGTCAACTCAGTAACTGCATTAGAAGTACCGAGCTTAAACAACTTATTGTTGCCAGCAAACAAAACAGTCAATGTGCCATCAGTCTGAACTAACTCATGCATCACACCAACATCATTAGCACCAAGATTGCCAGTTGATGAATTTAGTCTTGTGTAGCCTTTGCGTGAACCAATGCGACCATATTGGTCAATCACACAATTGGTAGCAACAAGCGCAAAGCCAGATGCCAAATCCAATGGAGAATCTTGCGTATTCAGGCCATAGAAGCCTGGCGCAGAGATGCTGAAGGTTTGGATAGGTTGAGCCATTAAACAGCCTCAAAAACGCCAAATTCAGGGTAGCGAGTAGCTTCTGTAGCAATGTAGTCGGACAACATAGACTTATACAGTTGATAAGCCTCTGAAGAATTCAATCCACCATCTTCACCACGCTCAACCAAAGCCCTTGAATAAGCGTTCTGAACAATCAATTCAGCAGGGACAGAGATAACTGTGCTGTCACTAGATAAAACAGCTTGAGGAACAACTAAGCTGAACTTGATGGTATATACGCCATCAGGAACTGGAAACAATGTAACCTTGGTGTCAGCATTTGAATCAACGCCATCAAAGGTGTAATACTGTGGAATTGAGTTTGACGGAGTGCCAAAGTTCAAATAACGATTCATTGTCGCAAATGGTATGTTGTCAATACCAATTTTGCTTGTAGAGTTGATGGCATCTTGGACACGGAATTTCTGCCCTGAACCAGTCAAGGAATAAGAATAAGTCCCAGATGTCGTTGTAATGGTAGAGGTTGTACCAAGAACATTCCACTCGTAAGCATCTTCCACATGACGCTTTGCATCGTTGACAAACTTGCCAATCAATGTTGAGTAAGGAGTTTCGGAAACAGTAGAGACTTCCTCTTCACGCAAGCGAACAAGCACATCGTTGACTGCTTGTAAATAGGTTGTCATTTCTTATTCCTCTCTGAGATCGCTTTTGCTTTAGCTTTAGCGTCAGCTTTGGACGATGCACCCCAAGCCTTCAGAGATAAGAGAAGTCGGGTAGGCTTCCCATCTTTCATCTCAGGCCCAGGCATATTGCCCATGCGTGCTAAAAAGGAGGCCCTTCGAGGGTTGTCGCCCGACTTTACTGGTGGCTTCAAATTGCCACCTGTTTCTGTATTATAAGATGCTCTGCCCTTGGCGTTCAAGCCCCCTTTGGGGTTTTTTCCTGCTTTTGTTTGCCAAGTTGGAGATTTCATTTCTTTTTCTTAGCTGTTTTAGCAGCCGCCTTAAAGTCTGCCGCAGTAGGAGCGCCTTTTGTACCAGGCTTTCTCATCTTCTCTTTAGACCCTGCCGCTATTCTTGCTTGTTTGGCATTGATATTTGCGTAGAGTTCTTGTTTCATTTTTTAGCCTTTGGTTTAGATTTTCCTGCCTCTGACAAAGCAATAGCAACTGCTTGGTCTCTTGATTTAACTACAGGGCCTTTTTTGCCAGAATGAAGTGTTCCAGACTTGTACTCACGCATAACCTTTGAGATTTTGGCTTCTGCTTTAGTCTTTTTCATTTGCCACGACCAGTCTTTTTCATGTTTGTTGCTGTTCTGCCACCACGAG